TCTCCGTGCCTCTGCGTTTTTCTCACACCCTCATTTGTACGCTCTGCAATTTTAGGAATCCCTTTTATAAGCTGTACTACAGAAAAGTCGCTTAATATATACTCGTCTGAAGGAACGGTAAAGTTTTTTTCTTCAAGGCTTGATTTTAATAAAGGCATCATACGGGCATACCACGCATTGCTTATCATTACCTGCTCGACAATTCCCGGATAATCAAGTTCCAGCCTTTCGGCAAGCATTTGCCCGTTACCCCGTGCATCGCATTTCCCGCCTTTAAGACTTTTTAAGTTATCCAATATTAAAGTCAATAATTGGTATTGCTCATCAAAGGGCCAGTTCCTAAGTTCTATTATGATACGGGTAAGTAATTCTTCCCCGCATTTTTCAAGTAACCAGATGACCGATAAATCCCCCGAGCGGCCGAAGTCGAATCCGAAAAAGGCTGCCCCCTCTATCATGCCGATAGTATCCCAAATTTCGTTTTTAAAAAACTTTAAAACTTCCCTTTCTTTTTTATGTTTTCTTTCGTTTAAAAAATTATCGTCAAATGTCTTTCTTGCAATCGGTATCGTCTCATCAAGACAAGTATCTAAAAGCAAGCGTGGAAAGTACCTTGTTCCCGACCTTACAGGAATACACCTAAGCTCCTCATCTGCATTGTCTTTATAAATACTGTAAACTCTTTCAACAAAGGCTTTTTCGTTTTCTTCACTCCATTCTATTTTTTGGCTTTCACAAATTTTTTTATAAAGCCCTTCTTTTACCGCCTTGTCAAAAGTAGTATGGTGAAGACTCCAGTCTTTTTCTTCTCCCCGTTTTATTTTTTTTATAAAAAGATTAAAAGGATTATCGTCTCCGTTATGGGTTGAAAGGATGCTGAAGCTTCCTCCCCAAATTAAAAGAGCTAAGGCGGCCTTTTTAATTCCTTCAAAGTCTTCTACGAAGGCCGCTTCATCAAGGATTACATCTCCCTGCTTAGACCTTAAAGCATACTCGACACTTGGAAGGGCTGCTATTTCTTTACCGCTTGCAAGCTTTATTCTAAAAACGGTTATGTCTTTTCTTTCTTCAGTTACGATAACCTCTTCATACAGCTCGGCCGTAACCTGTAAGCGGGAACACCAATAAGCGGAATCCTTTATAAATTGCCGTGTCATGTCTTTATTATAAGATAGATAATAAGTGTTTTTTCCGTCGGCGGTCATCCCGTTTAAAACCGCTTCAAGAGAAAGAGTAAAACTCGCTCCTATTCGTCTCGACTTCTCCCAAAGCCTTAAACTGCTTTTATCGTTAAGCCATTTTATCTGATAAGGCAATAAAACTTCTTTTAAGTTTATATCCTCTTTCATACTTCAAGCCCCAATTCCTTTTTTATGCCGGCAGCCGTTTCATCCGAAATGCCTCCGGCTTTTACAGCCTTTTCGATTTCTTCCTTTGCCTTAAAAAGCCCCTGCTTATATCCTTTTTCGTAATCGAGGGTAAGCTTTGCTATATCTTTTTGAGCCTTTACTATTCGGGCTAACTTGTCAATGATTTCCCCGTCTGTAAGCGTTCCCAGGTTTTCCATTCCCTGAAGCTCGGTTAAAAGCATAGCCATCGCCATATCGGTTCCGGCCTTGGCCATTTGAAGCCCGGGAGTATTTTTTGTCGCCTCGATAAAGATTTCGGTGTCTTTAAGTTTTTTTTGAAATTCTTTTTCGCTTAACTTTTTAGCTCTTAAAGCCCTTTGAACTCCTGAAGCCGAAACTATAAACCCTTCAGCTTTTAAAAGCTCTGCGATTTCTTTTATCGTCATGTTTTCTTCTTCGTGAAGTTTGACGGCCCGCTCTAAGACACCTTCCATCTCCACATTGCTTTTTCTAGGCATTGGGCGGCACCTTTCCTTTGTCGATTGTCTTTTTGATATACTCGATATCTTTTTGAACCCCGACCATTATTTTTAATAACTCTTTTTCGATACCGTCAACCCGCTTATCAACGGCAGAAAGCTCCTGAACCGTTTGTGATGCCTGTTTTTCCAAAGCGTCAACACGGTTTTCTAAGCTTCCTTTCCAAGAGCCGGTTCTAACGGCAACGGTTATAAGCCCCACAGCTTGAACTAAAAATCCCACTACTTGTGCAATCGTCGATATATCGTTCATCTTCTTACCTCTTTGTAAATTATAAAACCGGTAAATGCCAAACCGAGGCTAATCGCCGTTGTCATCCAAATTATCTTCTCTCGCCTTTGCTTTAAGTATAATTTGTTCAATTCGATTATGTCTTCTTTCAATGTTTGTAATTCCGTCTTTACAAGCTCTAATTCCTTTTTCGATTGTATCAAATCCGCTTCCGACATCTCCAGCGACTGCAAGGCTTTCTTTAATTTCTCTTCCAGCTTCACCAATCTTTCCTTCTGCCCGCTCGATACTTTTTCCAACATCGTTAAGTTTATCTTGAGTGCGTTCAATTCGCCCCGGATCAACTCCGCTTCTCTCAAGATCGCTTCCGTCTCCTCGTCCGTTAATTCCAAGGAAAAAACCGGCAATAAACAAACTTGCGAAAACAAGACCAAAAATAAAATAACGCTTAAACTTTTTCTCCACATCTTTTCTCCTTGTTCTTTTTGTTTTGTCTAACAGGTAAAGCCTTTAACTTCTAGTTCTTCATTTTACTTTTCATCTTCTTTCCGCCCGAACACCTTATCAAGCCAAATTGAGCCGTAAACCGGAGCCCAGCCGATTATGATAAAAGCCCCCGATTCTACAATTTCTTTCATCGAAAGCCCATACTCCCCGAATCCCAACATCGGGAATAATGCCTTTATAATGCTGTGAATAAAAACCCAAATCGAAGCGGCTATAATAGCCCGCCTTGATTGATCTTTTGCTTTTTTCTTTTTCTTCATAAAAATTTTACCTTGCAAATTATTTTAAGTATTATTTTCTAAGCCTTGTCTATAATCCTGTACCAAATAATACGCTCGCTTCCTCCCTTTTTAACTTGCGGAGAATAAGGATCAAAAAGAAGTTCCCCTTCCTTATTTACAACCCTAAAATGATAGGGATAGGCCGCTCCTTCTTCTTGCTCTATCTTTTCTATACAGGCATCAACCTTCTTGTAATCGGGATGACTTTTTACCCAATCGTAAAAGTCAGCCTGATCGGTACCAACTTCAAAAGCCTTTTTAGAAGAGCCTAGAGATTTAAAGGCAAGGTTGATAATCTTGTCGCTTACCAAGACACGCCTTTCATACATGTAGCCCGCTTTATGGGCTTCATCCCATAGACTGTTGTATTGCTCAACGGTAAGAGTTTTGCCTTCTTTCATTTGAGCTATTGTCAAACAGCTTACAAAAAAACATCCGACTTCTCTTATATCTTTATACATGCCTTTTGAATTTTGTTTTAATATGGTATCTATCATTTTTTTTCTCCCTTATAAAAAAGATGGTACCACAAAAAAAAGAAACCCCGCCTTTTTAGGGACGGGGTGGGTTTTAATGTTTATTTATTATCTTCAAGAAAAAGTTTATGCAGAAATTAAGCCGGGCATTTCAGAGTATGTTTTACCGTCAAGCTCTCTTCCACTTTTTTTCTTATTAATGCCTCCCCATTGCTTAAAGAAAAACGCTGTGTTATTTTTCTCACATTGTTCTTTTATATCCTCAACCCATTTTTTTTCCATAGGCCTGGCACCGCTTCCTGATTCACCCCCGACAATAACCCAGTCAATAGCAGATAGGTTCATATTATAAAGAGGGCTTAAAAGAGGTTCACATGAAAGAAATTTTATACTAGCCGGAACTTTTGAAAGTAAATCTATTCTGTACATAACATTCTGATGTTCTACCGTAACACCCATCCAAATATTACTTGACCAAACAAGTTCTCTAGCATATTTTTCAAGAAGCTCTGCTCTCTTTGTCAGTACCTGAAAAACATGTTGCGGGTTTTCATTCATAACTTTAAAAACTTTTTTTATGTACTCAAGCGGGATGTCTTCATGGAACATATCACTCATGGAGTTCACAAATACCATTCTAGGCTTTTTCCACTTGTAGGGTTCTTCTAAAGTATCAGGATGAAGTGTTAATTTAAAGCCGTTAGAATATTTGGCACTTCCCATACATTTTAATCTTCCAGCCATTTTCTCGGCATAACAGTGCCGGCATCCTTCGGAAATCTTTGTACATCCTGTTGCAGGATTCCATGTAGAATCCGTCCATTCAATTTTTGTGCTGTTCATAATATATTCTTACCTTCTCCTCTGTCTTAAAATTTAAATAATAAGCATGTTTTCTTCTGTTTTCGTTTCCAATAACATTAATTTTTATGCTCTTAGAATCTTCAAGTTTTTTCAAAATATTATTTGTCTCAGTAATACTTATACCTTGAACTAAAGAATATTCATATATTTCCTTATTGGTTCTTCCTTTTTCTAAAAATACGCAAACATCTTTTTGGTATAAATCCAACTTTTTAGATGGCTCTTCAAACAACAACCCTTGTCCCATATTCTGTTCCATCTTACCATTTTCTATATTATAATTTGCTTCACCTGTGTCCGGAGCAATTTTCCAAGCAGCACTAATAAATTTTTCTAATCCCAATAAATTGTGCGTTATAAAAGTAAGCCCATAAATCATTCCTGATTTTTCTTTCTTTATAGAAAACGGAGCAATATATAGATTTTCCTTAAGCTCCTCCGGAACCAGTGATTTATAATAATCCACAAGTATTTTATGACAATGAGGATATTTTTTCCCTTTAAATGTTATTTTGTTTATGTCAATGTATTTTTTAAAAGCTTCCGTTTCTCTAAAACGCCAAACATCAGCAGAGGCACTAAAAAATAAGACATCCGTTTTTTTAAGAGGTAATAATTTTAAAAAGTTTTCTTTATCTACATGTTTTATTCCATACTGATCTAAAAATATAAATGAAAAAGGATTTATATTCATATTTATTTCTTCTACAACCTTGGGAAAAATATTTTCAAAGTCATTTTGTCTGTATGTAATATTAAAAGGGCATGTGTTAACACAAGAATTTGTTTTCTTGCATTCTTCTATAGCTTTATTACATTCTGTTTCTAGGCTTTCAATATTTTGCTTTAAAGCATCATTAAATAGAATTTCAAAATAAGTACCTTGTTGTTTTATTAACTTACAGTTATCCATTAAAATATCCAATAGAATTAAAGGGCTTCCTTTGGAATTTTTTGCATCTTTTCCCGGGCCTGAGAATAGATCATATATATAAACCGCTTTTGAGGCTGTCACATTTACAATTGAAATCCATGCTTTCATATATGTTTTAAAAAGTTCTAGTTTGACTTCGGTTCCTTCATCAAATTCTTTTTTATGCATGTTCGGCATGGTATCTTCCCTCTCTATTACCTTATCGGTCGATATAAAAAATACTTAATTTACCACTCTCACATAGTGCCCCTTAACTTCCCAGTCCCCGTCTTTGAGCGGGATTACCGCACCGCTTCCGTCTTCATATAAAAGCTCCCAGGAGCCGTCCTCTTTTTGGAAAAGCCTTTTGAGCGTGGTCTGTTCCCCATACTTAACCACCATAATTTCACCCGATAAGGCCGTGTCAGTATATTCCAAAAGCACGAATGAGCCGTCAACTATTCCCGCTTCTGTCATGCTAGTTCCTTTTATCTTTGCAACACAATACTTTTTGCCTCGCTTTAAAAACTTTTTAGGCACAGCATAGGTTTCGCCTGAATCAAAGGCCTCGATTGGGATTCCCGCTGCAAGGTTTTCGGCAAGCGGTAAGTCTTCCGTTTCTTCAGGCTCCGAAAGCTCTTTTTTTAAGCCGTAGTTTATCTGAGGTTCGGCAACATGCAAATCGGAATAAGGCCTCAACTTTGGATCAGGCGTATATGCTGGAGGGGAATTGTATGCTTCTTCGATCTGTTTCTTTTCGACAGCTCCCTTTAGCTCGTCTATCTGGGCTTGTAAGTCTTTTTGAAGGCTATTAAGTTTTTCTTCCAACTCAGCAAACTTAGGGGCGGTACTTTCAATGGCTAGAGATTCAATGCCGTTTGATACTACATTTTTAGTAGGGCTATTTGTTGCCTTATCACTATGCAATTCTCGTTCTCTTATAGGGCAATTTGTTGCCTTATCGATGGGCAAAGTATTCCCACTAACAAGGCAACTTTTTGCCTTGTTAGCTTCGGCGGTTTTTGTGAAGATATTCCCTTCTCCACTAAAAAACCAGTCAATACTAATACCTAGTTTTTGTACTGCAATAATAAAAGCCTTTGATGGCTCGCGTGTATTATTCTCAAATTCAGATACAGCACTTTGAGAAATGTTTATTTTTTTCGCAAAATCAGATTGACTAAGGTTAAAAACCTCTCTAATTTGTCTTATTCTTTCTGAAAACAATATAAAATCTCCTATTTTTTTCATATTTTTAGATATTTTCTATTGACAATATCTAAAAAATAGATATAATAAAAATATCGGAAAGGCAATTTATTGCCTTTAATAAAAAAGAGGAATGCACTCCTACGCCAATAGACTTGCATTCCTCAACAAATCACCACCATATAGGAGGCTTAGTGTGATTATAACAAAAAATGAGAATTTCTACAATGGGACAGAAATTCGATTAAAACCTACAGAATTAGAAGGTAGGTACATTCAGTGTCAACTACGATGTGCGGGGATGTCTTTTTCAAAAATAGCCGCCAACCTCGATGTAGGAACACCGATTGTTTTACGAATTGTCTCAGGCCGCCGTCGTTCTCGAAAGGTCGAGGCAGAGATCGCCCGCATTTTGGGAAAACCGAGCTGGAACGATTTGGTAATCGAGGCACGGCTCTTTGTTTCCAATCCGGCATTCCGGCCAACTCAAAAAGATATTGATGAGTATAAAAATGTCTTGACTCTCAAACTCAAAGAAATCGAAAACCGAAAAGCCAAAATGCGTAAAGAACTCGCACCCATGCGTGAAGCCGTACAGGCAATAAGGAGGGGGAGATGAGAAGAAGAGTAACTTTTAAAGATTCGCTTAAAAAGCAAAACGATATTTTTTATAAAATCATCGGCGAGCAACAAGTAAAGGCTTTGGCTTTGGCTATTGGCGAACATAACATTGAATATCTAAAACTTGATTTTTATTGTGTGTATGCCAAGGTTATGGAATTTGAAGATAAGGGTTTGATAAAGGTTGACATCGCTCGTTTATGGGATGAATATGCCGCTAAAAGACTCTTAGCGGATGCGTTACCGAATATGTTGGCGTCTCAAACTTGCATCTGCCAAGCTGAAAACGGTTTTGAGCAAGTAATCGAAAGGTTTCGTCCATTCAAATCTGATAACACAAAGCTCCATATGGTCGAGTTCAAAAAAAAGAGCATCGACGGCACCTTCCACCTCGGCATCATCAATCCCATTAAGAAACTCAAAAATTTTTCTGCTATGGATGTTAATGAGCCGTTCAGAATATCTTTTTTTACGGAAAGCACAAATTCTTTTAAGAAACCAGACCAACCTGTCTCGGCAGAGGAAGTAGGCATAGTTTTTGTCCATGAACGCATTGTATCACAAAATCCAAATTTAGTACAAGGAGAAACAAAATGAAAATTGAAATAGTAGGAATAACCTATTCGGAATTAAGGACATTCGGAAATTATGAAAACAAGCGTTATGGAATCACACTTGAAGCCTCGCTTGAAGCAGGGGAAACAGCTTCTTGTGTAAAGGCTAAATTAACCGAAATTGCAAAAACCCAAGTCAAAGAATTCTTTGACGGTAAAACGGACGATCCGATGGATATTCCGTTTTAAGAGGAAAGAGGAGATGAAAAGATGTTGATACAAAACGGAGAGCATGAAATTGCAAAAACAATTGGAGAATTAAAAGCCATATTAACAAAGTATGATGATAGTATTCCGCTTATCTTTTATGGAGATATCGGGGTAGATGTTTGTTTATTTAAGGCTTGTAAAGGTTACCATGAATACACGGATGAACTTGAAGCCGCAGAATGTGAAGGCCGTTTTCCTGAATTTCGTAGGCTTATATTTGGAACTGTTTCTGAATAAGGGAAGGCTGTAGAAAGATGAGTCAACTAACTAACCGCTTAAACGGCTTACAAAGTGCAATTCTACAAAAAGAAGAACGCAAAGCATCAGGCGAAAAAGAACCTTGCACCATCGACCTTATAAGGGCTGATAAAGAAAAGGCACTTTCGATAATCGATAACTGGCGTAAAAATGCCGTCCTCTACGGTAAAAAACAAGCCGTCGAAGACTGCAATTTTTTAATCAAATTTTTAAACAAACTAATGAAATAAAAAGAATATGGGAGGGAAAAAATGAAAACCACAAATGAAGCGTACGAGCTTTTACAGGAAAAACTCGCACAAATCGAAACCGCAGCAAACGAAGGTCTTTGTAAAAAAGACTCACACAAAAGCTGCATGAAAATCAAATCTCTTGTCTTTGAAACAAGGCAGGTGTTAAACGAAAACTTTTACATCTCAAGTCATGAAGCCTGATGTGTAAAGCAAAAGAATCGAACATTTAGGAGGTCAACAAATGAAATCGATTAAAAATGTTTCGCAAATCAATGATGTTCTCGCACGAATAGCGGAACTGGATGTCGGAATTTCCGATGCCGATAATAATGCCTTGGAAATCATCAATCAAGCCAAAGTTAAGGCCGAGGAAACTTCCCGTCCGCTTATTGAAGAGCGTGAAGTCCTAGTTGAACAACTTAAAAACTTTTCCGACTCTCACCGTGAAGAGCTTTATCTTGACGGTAAAAAGTCTGCCGACTTTACAAATGGAACAATCGGCTACCGTCAAAATCCTGACAGTATCGAAGTTTCAAAAGAAACGGCAGAACTTCTTGAAAAAGCCGGTTTTGCAAATTGCGTAAAAGTAAAAAAAGAGCCGGTTAAAGCAGCCCTTAAAGGCTTTAGCGATGATGACCTTTCCAAATTTGGTGCCAGCCGAATTCCCGGAAAAGAATCATTTTATGTTAAAGCCTCAGAAGTTTGCGTAAAAGCAACTCCTAAAGGGGCTGCCTAAAATCGGCTCAAGACCACAGTGTACAACAATAATGCACTGTGGTCAATTTCCCTACCTTGTTTAAAAACAGGAAAACAAATCTATCTTAACAAAAAGGAGAAATCTTTTAAAATGCCAAAAAACAAAATAGCACCGAACAACGCTTCAAAAGAAATCGAACTAAAAGAAAAAGTCTTCAAATGGAACTTTGAAAAATCCGTTGCCAAAATAAGGCCAAAGGTTGAAAAATGGAAAACTCTCACCCTTGAAATAGCTCAAGAGTTATACCTCGCACGCGAAAACTTAAACGGCCGGATAGGACAACGAAAAGACCCGCTTGCCGATAACTACATCGAGTTTACTTGGGCCGACTATTGCGAAGCCATAGGTGTTTCAAAAAGAATAGCAAACGATTGGCTTAAAGTTTTTATCCCGTCTGAACGCTCCGAAACGGGAGTGGCCTATCTTATGACTCCTGAAGAAATAAAAGCCATTAATGCCGAAAGACAAAAGGAAGAAACCGATGCCCGAGAAGCTCGAATTGCAAAATTCTTAAAAACAGGGAAGAGGGGAGAAGACTGGACAAATGCTGATGACAGGGAATTAAACGCCCGTCTTGCAGTAAAGAGAGCTAAAGAAGTTGCAAGCCTATGGCGTGATAATAAACTAAAGGTTGAACCTCGAAGGGACTTCTTTGCCGAAATAATGAACCATGGTGAAGACTTAAAAAAATTCAGTCTTAAAACTCCGGCTCAAAATGCCATGCAGCTTAAAGTTTTTGATTCAATCGATTCTTACCTTCATTCTTTTGACTCAATGAATGAGCGCTTGACGGCAGCTTACAACTTGTCCGTTAAGCTAAAGGACATAGTCAACTACTATGCAGAGCTTGATATTCAAAATGCTGAAGCCAATGGAGAGGAGTAAAAATAATGACAAGCTTAACGCAAGCGGTTTTTCAAGGCAATAAAAAACACCGTGAAAAAGTGGCCGTCTTTGAAGCATGGCAAACCCGCCGTCCGGGGCTTACTGTAAGAATGGCAGAGGAAGAGCTTTCAGACAGGTTCGGTCTTTCCGTATCCACAGTCCGCCGATACATAAAAGAGATAAGAGAAAACGGTTATCTCCCTGTCGAAAAACCCAAACAAGGCAGATCGGTCTTTGCTTGGGACAATGAAGCTCTTTCCTTTTTAAAAGCTTTTTACCTTGCAGTTCAAAGAGATGTCGGCTATTGCACGGTTCGCAATGCTTACAATCAAACCTGTAAGGTCGCTTTAGAAAAAGGCTGGGCTGTAGGCTCCGAGCCTTCGGCATACAAGCACTTAAAAACTTTAAGCACCCTTTTGATTGACTACACTCAAGGCGGCAGACGAGCCCTTGATAACCTCTTTTACATAGCCCGTGATTTATCGACATTGAAACCTTTTGAGGTTGTCGTCGGCGACCAGCACCGTTTCAATTTTTGGGTAGTAGATTCAAAAGGAAAAAAGTTCAGGCCCGAATGTTACGCATGGCTTGATATGCGTACCCGCCTTCCTTACGGTGTTTCTTTTGAAGCAGGCCCTTATAACTTCCGTACTGTTGCAAGAGCCCTACGGCAAGGACTTATCCGCTTCGGTAAATTCGGTTCTACTTACAACGATAACGGAAAACCTGAAACAGCTAAAAAAATTGACTGGCTTGTTGAAGCCTTGCAAACTTTTGGAATGAAGTTCACCGATGAGGCCGAGCTATTCAAAACAGAAGACGGACACTATGCTTTAGAAGATGAATCCGGGGCCGTCATTGCCATGGCTGACACTTGCGAGGTCTGGCATAAGAAAAACAGGCGTATCTTTGCCCGTGTTAAAAACGCAAAGACCAAACCGATTGAAAGGTTCTTTTCAACTTTTGAGCAGTTACTATTAGACCGCTTCCTTCCGGGTTATGTCCGGAATATCAAAGCTTCGGCCGCAGAAGATGAAGAGGCAACCCGCCGTCTTAATTGGCAGGAAGCTAACGGCTATCTTTTGCACTATGAAGAATTCGTTGAGCAAGCTAACCTAGCCCTTGAAACATACGAGCAGCGCATTCACTCTACGCTGAAACATTCCCCGCGTGATGAAATGATGAAAGCAATTGAAGATGAAGGCTGGGAGCCTAGCCGTATTAAGCTTGAAGATATCAAAGCCTTGTTTATGGAACCCGACCACCGCATAGTCAGAAATAATCGCATTACAATATCGGGTATTAACTATGTAGGGCCTAACCTTACTTCCGAAATGGTAAGTCAAAACCGCAATAATCTTGCAGGGCTTCAAGGTCAAAGAATCGAAGTCCGCTTCGATCCCGATGATCCTTCTTCCGGAGTTTACGCCATTCATCCCTTAACCGGAGAAGCTATCTTTTTAACGCCTGAAAAGCGTATCGATTTCTTTGATGAAAAAGCCGTTGCTGCTGCAATCGCAGAAAAGAACGCTAACATTCGGGCTGTTTCGGAAAGCTATGCAAAAACAATTAAAGGCTTCGGAAAGGTAATCACCTCAAGCCGTTATAAAAATCTCGAACAAGGAAAGAAAATCTCAAACGAATATGAAGCAAAGTTTTTGCCGGATCCTGAGCTGACCGATTCCGAGTTTGCCCAAGCTGTAGGGGAGCGTCTTACCATTGTTATTAACGCCTCTCAGAACCGCCGAAGCGTTTACTCATCAGAGCGCGACCGCTTCGATGCAATTCTTGATGCGGTTATGGACGGGGCTGTTTTAAGTGAAGCTGATCAAGCCTTTAAACTCAAATATGAAAAAAATATGAGTGAAGATGAAAGGCTCTTTTTTGAAACAAAAATCAATCTTGGGCTTGAAGCCCGAAAGGAGAAAACAAAATGGCACTAAAAGAAGTTTTAAACTTTAACAATCTATCCCACGGAGATGCTGCACGCATTACAGGGCTTAACCGCTCAACTGTTTCGCGTGTCGCTTCAAAAGATTATCCTAATTGGAAAGAAAAGGAAGGCGAAATCTTAAGCCTTCTTAAAGAAGCAGGCTATAATACCGAAAACATCGAAGAAGAAAAAACGGGTATAAGCCTTGACTTTGAAGCAGTTGTTATGACTCCCTCTGTTTCAGCTTACAAAAACCTTGCTTCAAGCTTAGCCGATCCTGAAGGTTCTCTTTCTTCAAGCCTCGGAATGGTAATAGGAACAGCTGAGAGAGGAAAAACCTTTACCTCAAAATGGTTCGTTTCCGAAAACTCAAACGCTGTCTACATCCTTTACATTGACGGCTCTTCCATCACCCAGCTTCTGCGCGACATCTGCTATGAAGTAGCAAATACCCGTCCTCATTCAATGAGTAAGTGTATCACTGTTTTAGAGCAATCCTGCCTTTATCAGAGGCATCTTATAATCATTGATGAAGCCGATAAATGCCCGGTCAAGCATCTTGAAACTTTACGCGGAATAAACGAACGCTGTCATCTTCCCTTTCTCTTTGTTGGAGAAGAGGCTTTAAAAAGTAAAATCGATCAGGTTCCTCGTCTTCGCTCGCGAGTGCGTCATCCTATTGTAGTCTTTGACCCAATAAAGGAAATCGACATTGCAGCTTATTACCGCTCGGCCGCAGGACTAACGCTTGATCTTAAAACTGCAAACCTCTTATCAAAAAGAGCCCGAGGTGGTTTCCGTACGGTTGCAAACGAAGCAAGAGCCTTGGTCAATATCGCCAATGCTTCGGGGCTTTCTACCATTACCGAAGAGATGATAAATCGGTTAGGTTAAAAATTAAAGGAGTAGAAAAATGAATACATCAATAAACAAAGCAAGCAGAAATAAAATGTTGGCTCTTATTCATCTACAAAAGAATAAGGCTAAAATCACGGATGAACAATACATCGGAATTCTTTTAGACCATGCCGGAGTAGATTCAGCTTCTAAGATTGAAAACATAAAACAGTTTAAATCCGTAATAGATGCCTTAAATAAAATTCTTATAGCGCAAGGAAAAGCCCCCTTAGGCAGTTCTCAAAATTTCACACCGCAATCTCAACGCTTCCTGAATGCTGTAAGAGCTAAGGCAAATGCAGTTCTCGGTAATCACAGTAAAAACCGCTTACAAGGTTATTTAAACAAAATGGGTAAATCATGCTTGGAAGATTGCAGCATGAGAGAGCTTCGCCGTGTTATGGGATTCTTAAGCATTATAGAAAAGAAATATTAGACAGGAAAACGAATATGGCTAAAGGAGAATTGTTTGAAAATTTAAGAGAATATAGAACCGCTCTTTCCCAACAAGAAAGGGAGACCGCCGTTAAAGGCTTAATTCAAAATGCCCGTATCGCCGGAAAGTATTTTTATTCTCTAAAAGAAACATGTGCAATCCTGCATTGTTCCCGAGATGAGCTTCAGACGATTCTCCACCAATTCCGTCTTGATGCCGTCTTATTTTTAGGCGTATACCGCATCCCTTGGTATGACCTTGCAGGCTTTATTTTAGACGATCACGATGACACCTTACAGGAGGATTTAAATGAATATCTACAAGAAATCATTAGAAGAAATCGAAGCCTTCCCGGAATTAATGCAGATTAAAATCGACATTCTCCCAAACTGCCCGCCCATCCTAAGCTCAAAAGAAGCTGCCTTTGTTTGTAATGTTTCTGAACCTACAATCCAGCGCATGATTTCAGGCGGCCTTCTTCCGGTTAATTCCGACCATGAAGTCCTTAAAAAAGACCTTATAAACTACATCAAATCCCACTCACTAGCCGATATTCCTTTGATGTAAAATCAAATAAAAAAGGGGCCAAAAGCCCCTTAAAAAATCGTTAAAACCCACCAAAACCCGCTAAAAACCACATCAAAAATAGTCAAAATTGATTATAATTCCCACTCAATTTTTTTTAGAATTGATATCCTGTTACCTTCTTAATTAAAGCCATATTCAGTTTTTCCACTTTCATACGTTTGGCTGAAAACGAAAGCGGGGAAACAACCACGGAAATCAATGCGGTTAAATAAAAAAAACAGCTCTTACAAAATTGAGGTAATTGTAGTATAATGTATGTGGAGGTTAAAAAGTGCGTAAAAGTTTTGACGATTTAACCATAGCAGACGATTTTATGTTCTGCAAGGTCATGCAAGATGAAACCATTTGTAAGCAATTCCTCGAAATGGTTTTAGCCGACAAGATAGGGAAGATAGCCTATTTATCATCTCAAAATGCAATAGCCGCAGGCTTGGAAGCAAAATCCATATGCTTAGACATTTTGGTTAAAGACGAAAACGGCAAAACCTACGATATCGAAATGCAGGTCGCAAATGAACACAATATCCCAAAACGAATGAGATATTATCAGGCAGCTCTCGATATTTCATTTTTGGATAAAGGCCTTCACTACAAAACCTTAAACGACAGCTACATTATTTTCGTGTGTTTGTTTGACGCGATAGGAAAAGGCAAACCGCTTTACACGTTTGAAAACGTCTGCCTTGAAGACCGCCAAACATTCTTACAAGACGGGGCAAAAAAGGTTATAATCAATGCACAAGCATTCAGCAAAGCCGAAGACATAGAACTAAAAGGCTTTTTGGAATACCTGGAAACAGGTACGGCAAACACCGAATACACAGGGAGGATAGAAACAATGATAGAGGCAGTAAAACATAACGAACAGGCACGCAGGGAATACCGCTTTATGTCCGGATTTGAAATGGACGCTAGGGAAGAGGGACGCAGTGAAGGCTCATACCAAACAAAGCTTGAAACGGCAAAGCTGATGAGATATGAAAATCTTGGCATTGACTTAATTTCAAAGGTTACAGGGCTTTCCGTTGAAGAAATAAAAGC